TCATGGGACTGATGCTAAAGCCGAGCGGGAGGCTCAAAACATCCTCAAGGCGTGGTATCAAGCCCCCGAGCATCCAATCCTCAAGACTGCTATCTTAGAGCGTTCAGTCTTCTTTGTATTGCTTCCCTTCTTCCGCTTCAATGGAGACGTAGGGATCCGCACTGTAGCTAGTGACATCTCTAGGGATGAACAAACTCACGTAGCAATCCATGCCATGGTCGCTCATGACCTTGGTTATAAGACAACCCCTAACCTCAACAAACTTCGTAGAGCAACTGTAGCTTGGGCTATGGAAGGACTAGGAACTAACACTGAGGACAAGTATCTTGATAAGGACTTCTGGATCAAGCAATCAGATAGTCTCTATACCCGAGGCAAAGCAGAAGGTCTTGCTGAAACACAGCGAGCCAGGATGCCTTGCTTCTTTGAAACATCTAACGTCAACCTCCCGCAATACGGTTAATGAAAACTTGTAGTAAGTGTTCTGTTGAAAAACCCCTCACAGAGTACTGGAACAGTAAAACACGCAAGAGTGGTAAATGCCCTCAGTGTAAATCATGTATGCGTGAGCATAAGTCTCGCCAGGAGATCACACCAGCAGAGCGGACTAGGCGATACAAGCTTAAGTCTAAGTTCGGTATAACTGTCGAGCAGTATGATCAGATGGTTGTAGCCCAGGGCAACCAGTGTAAGATCTGCCGGTGTGAACTAGCTGCTAACAGAAAGAGCTGGGACATTGATCATTGCCACAACACTGGTAAGGTACGAGGGCTGCTATGCAACCCCTGTAACCAGGGTCTAGGTATGTTCAAGGACAACCCAGACATTATCCAATCCGCAATCAATTACTTAAATGGCTGACAAACTTAGTCCCGAAGACGTCCTTGGAGGTGATACCTTCCTTGCCCGTCTCTGTGAAGAGTTGGATGCTATGTATCCACCAATCAACCCAACGCCAAAGGATGAAGACCGTCTGATCATGTATCGGTCTGGTCAACGTTCTGTTGTCGAGTACATACTAGCTAAAACAGGAATTTAATTATGTGTGGCGGCGGACCCTCAATGCCTTCAATGCCGGAGCCTCAACCGCTTCCGGCACCACCCCCAACTCCACCAGCTCCGGCTCCCATGCCTGAGCCTGAGGCTCCTACTCCTCTTCCAATAGCTGTGCAGCAAGGTGAAGCTAATGCAGCGAAAGTGAAGAAGCGTAGGACCAAGCGACAGGAACAGCAACAGCAATCTTCTGGTACTAATGCCCTTCGCATTCCTTTGAATACAGGTGGAGCTACGGGTGGTAAAACTTCAGGACTAAACATCCCCAAATAGAACATGAAAGAACAGGCCCAATCAAGATATGGACAGCTCCGCGCCGAGCGCGAGAACTTCCTAGACACGGGTCGTAGATGTGCCTCCCTCACCCTCCCCTACCTACTTACTGAAGAAGGGGAAACTGATGGAGGTGTGCTGCACAGCCCCTATCAATCAGTGGGTGCTAAAGGTGTGAATGTTCTCAGCTCCAAGCTGATGCTTTCACTCTTCCCAATCAACACAAGCTTCTTTAAGCTGCAAATCAACGATGCTGAATTAGCCAAAGTCCCTGAACTGGGTGGCGAACAGGTACGCTCTGAGATCGATCTAAGCCTCTCAAAGATTGAGAAGGTGGTGATGCAACAGATTGCAGAGACAACTGATCGTGTCCAGCTTACGGCTGCAATGAAGCACTTGATCGTCACAGGCAACGCATTACTTTATGCGGGGAAGAAGAGCCTTAAGCTATACCCACTAGACCGTTATGTCGTCAGCAGAGACGGTGACGGTACAGTTATCGAGATTATCACTAAGGAGATCATTGATCGTAGTCTCCTGCCTAAAGAGTTCCAAAGCATCCAACCAGGCCTAGAGGGCCCTGACTCCAACGCTGTTGGGGAAGATGGGCCTAAGTTCGGTGTAGCTACTGGGAACAAGAATTCCAACATCAACAATGCTGTTGTCTATACGCATGTGACACTAGAGAATGGTTCTCATAAGTGGTATCAAGAGTGTGACGGTAAGCGTCTCAAAGGACAGGGTTATGGCTCTGCGCCTCTTAAGCACTCCCCCTGGATGACGCTCCGCTTCAACGTGGTAGACGGTGAGAGCTACGGTCGTGGTCGTGTTGAGGAGTTCTTTGGAGATCTTAAGTCTCTTGAGTCCCTGATGCGTGCCATGGTTGAGGGATCAGCAGCAGCTGCTAAGGTTGTGTTTATGGTTTCCCCTAGTGCAACAACCAAGCCCCAGTCTCTAGCCAAGGCTAGCAACGGAGCTATCATCCAGGGTCGTCCTGATGATGTCGGTGTTGTCCAGGTGGGTAAGACCGCTGACTTCCGTACAGTCATGGAGATGATCCAGAGTCTCACTCAGAGGCTCTCAGATGCCTTCCTAGTGCTGTCTGTTCGTCAGTCTGAACGAACTACCGCAATGGAGGTTCAAGCCACCCAGCAGGAGCTTAACGAGCAGTTAGGTGGGATCTTCGGATCACTCACTGCTGAGCTTCTCCAGCCTTACCTGAACCGCAAGCTTCACCTCCTCTCACGGGGTGGTGGTATGCCTCCCCTTCCCAAGGGACTGATCATGCCTACAGTTGTGGCTGGTCTATATGGTGTGGGTCGTGGTCAAGATCGACAGGCTCTCATTGAGTTTGTCCAGACCATTGCTCAAGGTATGGGACCCGAGGCTATGGCTCAACATCTGAACGCTGGTGAGTTCATCAAGCGTTTGGCTACAGCTTCCGGCATTGATGCTCTTGGTCTCGTTAAGGGTCAGGACCAGATGAAGCAGGAAGGTGATCAGATGAAGCAAGATGCTATGCAGGCATCGCTCGTAGGACAGGCAGGTCAACTGGCTAAGTCTCCTATGGCAGAACAACTAACCCAACAGATGGCAGATGGACAACAACAACAGCCCCCAGAAACCCCAGAGGAAGCGAGCCCGCAAGCCTAACGGCTCCTTTAAGGGTGATAGCCCAGGAACACCAGGCCTCAACGAAGCTTGGGAACCTACAGAGATGATTGAGGCAGTCAAGGAGAAGGAAGTCAAGTATTCCGTACAACAAAAGGTTGACGGAACTTCTAACCCTACTGCTGGTAAATACGCTAAGAAAGGCAAGGTTCGTCCTTCCTTCGGTAACATCACAACAACATTCTATTGATCTATGCCTACCACCGTATTCGATCCTTCCGAGGGTCCATCCGCTGAGCAACAAGCAGCCGAGACTGCTGCACTAGAGCAAGGTGAGAAGATCGCTAAGCTCCAAGAAGAAGATCGTGCTCGTAAGTATGCTGAGACTGAAGCAGCTAACGAAGAGGCTGGCCTGATTGCTGGTAAGTTCAAGTCTCAGGATGACCTTGTAAAGGCCTATGAGGAGCTCCAACGTAAGCTAGGACAGGATACACCTGAAGAAGCTGAGGAGCCCTCTGAGGAGACTACAGAGACCCCTGAGGGAGAGCCTGAGTCTGAGGAGGAAGTATCTGAAGCAGATGCTGCTGTTACTCGCGCTTCTGAGGCTTACCTGTCAAAGGGTGAGCTGTCTGAAGAGAGCATCGAAGAGCTGTCCAAGTTGGATAGCAAGGATCTCATCAAGGCCTATATGGCCCAGTACGCTGCCAGCCAAGAGGCAGCCAAGACTCAAGCAGTAACAGCTGATGCTGAGAAAGCTATCCTTGATTCTGTGGGTGGACAAGAGTCCTATCAACAGATTGTCCAATGGGCAGCTAATAACCTCGATCCTGCTGAGGTTGAGAGCTATAACCAAGTCACGAACAGTGGTAACGTTGCAGCTATCAAGTTCGCAGTAGAGGCTCTCAGCAACCGCTACAAGTCTGCTGAAGGATATGAAGCTCCCCTGGTCACAGGGAAGAAAGCTCCATCTTCTGATGCTAAAGTCTTCCGCTCACATGCTGAGCTGAGTCGTGCGATTGCAGATCCACGGTATCGAAATGATCCGGCTTACCGCAATGATGTGGAAGCCAGGCTAGCTCGGAGCACTGATCTCCTTTGATCAGTTGAGGAGTTCGACTCTCCTCCTAGTCCTTGCCTTTTGAGCCTTCTACGGGAGACAACTCACTAGGTGCCGGTGCCTCGACTATGGCCTAAATAGTCAAAACTTACATAGTTCTAGAACGACTGACCAATACAATGCCTACCTCTTAACATTTTAAATCAATGACTTTTTCAGCATTCCAAGGCAACAACGTAGTTGACGGTTCACGTACACCTTCACAGAACTACGATACTCGTTACGCAACAGCCCTGAAGCTGTTCAGTGGCGAAGTGTTCAACGCATTCAATGACGCTACAATCTTCAAAGGACTGATCCGCAACTACTCCCTCCGTGGTGGTAAGAGCAAGCAGTTCTTGCTGACTGGTAAGCTCTCTAGCGGATACCACACTCCTGGTACTGCTATCGCCCCAGCAGATGGCCTGAAGAGCAACGAGAAGACGATCTTGATGGATGACCTCCTGGTCTCCAGCCAGTTTGTCTATGACCTCGATGAGCTTCTGAGCCAGTGGTCCTCCCGCTCGGAGATCTCCAAGCAGATCGGTGAGGCTCTTGCCCTTCACTATGATGACCGCCTTGCACGTGTCCTCTGCAAAGCTGCTACTGAGTCTTCAGTGGTAACTGGTGAGCCCGGTGGCTTCCAAGTCAACATCGGCTCCGGCAATGTCAACAATGCTCAGGCAATCGTTGATGGCTTCTTTGAAGCTGCTGCTGTGCTCGATGAGCGTTCTGCTCCTCAGGAAGGCCGCGTTGCAGTCCTGTCTCCTCGTCAGTACTACAGCTTGATCTCCTCTGTCGATACAAACATCCTGAACCGTGAGATCGGTAACACTCAGGGTGACATGAACAGCGGTAAGGGTCTGTACTCCATCGCTGGTATTCGTATCTATAAGTCCAACGTCCTTGCTAACCAGTATGGTAAGAACGCTTCAGCTAACGCTGCTGTGTCCGGCGAGAACAACGACTACGTGATCGACAACTCTGCACTTGCTGGCCTTGTCTTCCACCGTGAAGCTGCTGGCTGTGTTGAAGCTGTTGCTCCTTCCATCGAGACCACCTCAGGTGACTTTCATGTGCAATATCAGGGAGACCTCGTAGTTGGGAAATTAGCAATGGGCGCTGATTCACTCCGTGTCTCCGTGGCTGGTTCACTCCAAGCTGCTTGATAGCTATATCCCCAGGGCCTTCGGGCCCTTTGGGGGTCCTCTCATTACCCCTTAAATCAAAATGGTTTCTAAACTAACTAAATTATCAGCTGTTAACATTGTTCTGTCCAATATTGGCATGGCTCCAGTAGCCAGAATCGACAACGATAACCCTATGGTTACGATGGCTTCTAACACTATTGATGAAGTCAGCCGTACTCTTCAAGCTGAAGGATGGGTATTCAATACAGAGAGGGACTATCCCTTCACCCCCGATCCTGCTACTGAGACCATTGAGGTCCCTGAGAATGTTCTGTCTCTAGATACCAATTACCCTCAGACCATTGATGTGGTCATACGTCAAGGGAAGCTGTATGACAAGCGTGCTCACTCCTACAAGTTCACTGAGAAGCTAAGCCTTGATGTGACTTGGCTCTTTGATTTTGAAGATATTCCTGAAGCCTTTGCGACCTACATCACTATGAGAGCTGCCAACCTGTTTGCAGGTAGAGCTGTTGGTTCCTCTGAACAAGTTAAGTTTGGAGAGCGCGAGGAGATGCTAGCTCGGGCTGCGATGCTCCAGTATGAGACCGATCAAGGTGATTACAACATGCTCGGTACAGCTGATAACAGGAACTATCCAACATATCGTCCATCCTTCGTTACTATTAGATTCTAATTATGGCAGCAGTCTCACAGAAAATCCCCAACCTCCTAGGTGGGGTAAGTCAACAACCAGATCCAGTGAAGCTGCCCGGTCAAGTGCGTGCGGCTGATAATGTCTATCTAGACCCTACGTTCGGTTGTCGTAAGCGACCTGGTAGTAAGTACATCAACACCCTAGCTACCTCAGCTAATCCTGTACCAGCTGATGCACGTTGGTTCCCTATCTTTAGGGACAACCAAGAAAGATACGCTGTAGCTATGTTCAGCAATCCAGCCCTAACCCTAAGGGTGTGGGATCTGAATGATGGGGCTGAGCGGACAGTGACTATTAGTGAGAGTGCTGGTGCTTATTTCAGTGGAGCCAACCAGAACACAGTAGAACAGATCTCTGTGGCAGACTACACTCTGATCACTAACACCAATACCAGGGTGTCAATGAACACGGACACCAGTGCGGCTGCGGCTAAAGCTGCTTTGGTGGCTATTGATCAGGTAGCTTATAACACTACTTACAACATTGATCTGGCTAAGGATGGAGATGCTACCCCTAACAAGGTCTACTCAGCTACAGGTATTGAAGTAACCCCCGGCTCTTATGAATTAGAAGATGGAGGCACTTGCTTGCAATCAGGGGCTCAGACTTTTACCCAAGCCAGTGGGGGTAAGTCAGCTCTATCTTTTAGGTTGATTAATCAATGCCAAGCCTATTTAGCAGGTGGCAACTATGTTGAGTATAAGGTCAAAAAAACAAGCAGATCTACCCCTAACCCAGATTGGATGACTCCAGTACCCTCGGTAGGTGATACGAAGGTTGAGCAATACACTGACTCTGACGGAGATAATGTCTTCACTGTTACTTGGTCATACTCCTCAGGTATTATGCCTAATTCCAGCCAAGAGCCTACTTGGCGAACACTAGGTGAGTACGGACTCGATGATGAGAAGTATGGGTTCAAGGATGAAAACCCTACTGGTAAAACATTAACAGGATCATTAGGCGGTAAGGTTAAAATTGAAGAGGTAGTGGGCAAAGCAGCTGGTGATGCTCGTTATGTCTCACGCCATAAGGTTGATGTACAGCTGTTGAATGGTGGAGTTGGCTGGCGTGCTGGGGACACAACTTCAGTCACAATGAATGGCCGAAGCTACACAATCCGTGTAACCAAAGACCGCTTTACCTATGCCTACAACAGTGCAGGCTCAGCTAGCTTCACTACCCCAGTAGATACCTCAGCCGGATCACTGGATGTAGGGGCTGTGGTCAGCGGGCTTGTGACTGCTGTTAATGGTATTGCTGATTTTTCAGCAGAGGCTGTTGGTAATGTCATCAAGATCACAAACTCAGTAGGCAGGGACTTCAACCTGGGTGTTAGAGGTGGTGTGACTAATAAGGCAATGACAGCCATTAAGGGTATTGCCCGTGATGTAGCAGAGTTACCGGCTCAATGTTTTGATGGCTATGTGGTCAAGGTCAACAATACTGAAGAAGCTGAAGCTGATGACTACTACGTCAAGTTTGAGACTGAGGCTCCTGGTATCCCTGGAGCAGGCTCTTGGGCTGAGACTGTAGCTCCTGGTATAAAGACAACCATCAATAGCTCAACGATGCCTCATGCCCTCATACGGCAGGCTGACGGCTCGTTTACCCTTGATGCTCTTAACTCAGACTCTGCTTTTGGTGGATGGGCTGGTAGAGAGGTTGGGGATGAAACAACTAATCCCGAGCCTACCTTTGTGGATAGGAGTATTTCAAACCTATTCTTCTTTGCTAACCGACTAGGCTTCTTATCAGAAGATGCTGTAATTATGTCCCAGCCTGGAGACTACTTCAACTTCTTCCAGACTTCTGCTATCGCTATCTCTGATGCAGATCCTATTGACCTCACAGCCTCCTCAACTATCCCTGCAATCCTAAAAGGTGTTGTAGGAACCCCAAAAGGTTTAGTTCTATTTGCAGAGAGGAGCCAGTTCCTCCTTGCGTCAAATGAAATTGCATTTTCTTCGTCTACTGTGAAGATGACTGAGATCAGTAACTACTTCTACCGTTCTCAGGTCCTCCCTTTGAACTCTGGGGTATCAATCTCCTTCATTTCAGAGAGCCAGACCTACTCCAAGGTCATGGAGATGGCAGTTGACTCAGTTGAGAACCGTCCCCAGGTGGCAGACATTACAAGGATCATTCCTGAGTATCTTCCACCTAACTTTATATGGGGTGAGGTGTTCCCTAACAACAACCTCATAGCCTATGGAGAGGGAACTAGCGAGGTGTATGTCTTCAAGTTCTTCAACAATGGTGATGAGCGTCAACTAGCAGGTTGGACACGCTGGTTGTATCCAGCTCAGGTTAAGATGTTTGCATCTGAAGATGACCTGTTCTACACAGTTATGTATGATGGTTCTAAATTCATCCTGTGTAAATCAGAGCTAACAGATGATCCTAGTCAGGCTCCTTTGGATGTTGGGTTCTCTAGCTTCTCACCTAGGGTTGATATTGCGCTTGGGACCTCCAATACAACCATTGAGGTTATCCCAGTGAATCCTAGTAACTCCCTGCTTAGGTTTAATAGTGATACCTTCATAGCTAATCAACGCTACACATTAATAACAACTACTGGTGATAATGCTGGTGGTTTCATTGATCTGGTTGTTCAGGAGGATGTAACTGGTTACTATGCTGAGGTTCGGACGGATCAGGTCAACAGTGACTATGTCGTGGGTTGTGGTTATGAGTCAGTAGTCTCCCTACCATCTATCTTCCTGACAACTGATAACAAGGCAGACAGGGTGAACATCCCTATGGTTTCCTTTATCCACTTTGACTTGTATTATTCAGGCCGATATGAGGTTACCTTATCTAGGCTTGGGTATGATGATGTTGTTCAAAACATTGAGATCACCCCCGCTAACATCTATGATGCTAATGCCGTTCCTGTGACTGAGATAGGAGAGGCAACTATGCCGATCTTCTCTCCAGGTAACATTACCAAGTTAACTATCAAAGCCCCTGACCCCTTCCCCTCATCCATCACTGGATACAGCTGGGAAGGCGCCTATAACAACAGAGGCGTACGTACACTCCGCTAATTACCGTATGAACTACTCAACCAAGAAGGCTACAATCAAAGATGCCTTGGAGGTTGCCAAGAACATCCGGCCAGAGGATAAGATGGAGCTGGAGGGTCTAGGTCATAACCTAGGCTCTCTGCCTTTCTCCGTGGCTATGAGTGATGTTGCTGTTTCTTTCTTTAATAGAGACGGTGACATCTGCGGAGTAGCTGGTATCTGCCCAACAGGTACGCCCAGGAGTGGGATTATCTGGATGATATGTACCCCAGCTCTTCAACAGCAGCCCATAACCTTTGTTCGGCAAGCCCGTAAGTGGTTAGCTAAGGAGGAGACTAACTATGACACTTTGTGGAACTATACAGATGTCAGAAACACATTTCACCACAAACTATTGAAGATGTTAGGGTTTAAGGCTCTTCGTATGCTTCAACCTGCACCACTCTATCTACCTTATTATGAGATCGTAAAACTATGTGCGTAATGGCATTAGCAGCCGCTGCACCAGCCCTATCTGCAATTGGTACTATTGGTGGACTTGCTTCGTCTGCCTTTGGTATCATGCAGGGTCAGCAGCAAGCTCAACAACAACAGCAAGCTGCGGCTATGCAAGCCCGGCAAGCTCAAGAGAACATGAACATGCAGTATGCTCAGGCGCAAAATAGTGCCTTCAGAGAGCGTACCGCACAGGTTCAAAAGCATATTGGAGAGACACGGGCTCAACAGGCTAACCATCTCTCCTACTACAGACAACTAACCAACAACAACGAGGCAGCTAACAAGGCCTATACCCAAGAGCAGGTCAAGCTCAATGAAGCTCGTACAGCTGCTGCATTCAAGGCCCAGGCCAACTACGCCAAGTCTATTGGAGCTAGAGGTAAGATCCTAGCCTCAGGGGCTACAGGCCAGTCTATCGGCCTCCTAGCCTTGGATACTGAGCGTCAAGAAGGCTTTGCTACTGCTGAGCAGAATGCCTCCCTGAGGAGTGCTGAACAGGCTGCTAGCATTGGTATGGATATTGCCCATACACAGGCCAAATCGGCCCACAACACCGCTTACAGCAACCTTATGCCCACAGTTCAGGCTCCCCTTCTCGCATCCGATCCGAGTGGAGTTGGTGAGAACCTCAACCTTGGTATCCCCACTTACAATTGGAGCTAAATGGCTAGAATCTACAACGCTCCTCAATTTGAAGGAGGCTATGAAAGAAGTGCTCAGTCCCGTGGCTTTGGTGCTGAGAAAGCAATTGACACAACAAAGCAAGAACAGATCAAGCTTCAGAACACAATGGAGCAGGAGAAGGTCAAGTCTCGTGCTCTAGCTCGTCAACAACAGATTGACACTGGTATCCTCCAAGGCTCTCAAACCATTGAGAGAGCTCGGATGACCATGGAGAATTCAAAGGCTAATGCCAACCTCAGCTTGATGAAGGGCCTTGCTGGGCTCTCCTCCACAGCCGCTGGAGCTCTTCAAAAGCTTGGTGCTGAAGCCGAGCAGAGACAGAAGGTTAAAGAGCAAGAGGAATATGAAGATAATATCATTGCAGAGGCAGGCTTAGGTGGCTTCAGTGAATCAACTGAGAATGCCATTGAGGCCAATGAGGAGCGTAACTACCAGGTCCAAGCTGAGTCTCAAGCTATTGGGGAGGTCAGCAGTGAGATAGCTGCTAGTGGTGACATTAACACTGCTCAACAGCTTACTGCTTCCTCTACCTATAACCAGGAAGCTCCTATCAGGAGAACCACTTCCCAAGCTAAGGCAATGCACGGGGCTTGGCTTCGT